GTAGCCTGTTGAGGAGTTTGGAGCTCTACATACATGACGTACAACTCACCGAGCAGCGAGGTATCGGCACATCCTTGAGTCGAAAAGAAAAAGTTGCCGACATCATAAGTCTTGATGTCGGTTCCAGCAATGGAGGCATTCCTCACATATCGCTTAGTCCCAAACTTATGTAAGTCTTGGGAGTCAGCGGTGAAGCAGCACTCGTCCCACACTTGTGAGCTCACAGCATCATGGTAGGACATTTGTTGGGTTTTGTTGCTGGGAGCAATATCTGAGGCATCATAATCGATAACCATAAATACTCCTCCATCGGCAGCAGTTGATTTTCTCGTCCCATACTCGAAAGACAACGAGTGGAACAGATACGACTCATAGTTGTTCGCCAAAGTGGACAACCATGGAAAGGTTTTGGCCATACCTGGATTCACAGGGAACGAAGTTGTGGTGAAAGCCACTGAACCATTCATATCCTGAATGTATTCCCTGTGACGGATCCGGACAGATCCATCAGTTCGCGAAGCAGAACTCTGTAAACTGGGTCGCTGAGTACGAACTGTGGCCTGCTTTGAAACCGGAGCCTGGCTGAATTTCTTAGCGCCTCCAGCTAGGCGCGGTGCATTGCGTTGTTGTTGCTGACCTTGGCTGACACCAGACCGAGGTTTGCGTGATTTCCTTGCTTTTCGTCTCTTACCCCCGGAATTCTGGGAAGGGTTAGAGGTATACGGTATGCGTTGTTGGGACATCCCTATAGGTAACGCTCCGGAAACCAAGCTCGTAGGTCGAACCAAGACTGTGCACATCTTGAGTGTGGTAACCAGATGTCACCTGTGAGAATGATATTCCATTCCCTCAACGACATTTCCATCTGAATCTGTGTGGTGATATCGACATCGAACGCTGCAGCGAACGAAATGCGGGCCTCAAGTGTAATTTCCTTGGGTTGCAGCCGAGACAAATGCTTAGCATGAAATGTCCGGTTAGTCTTATCAACTAGGCTGGGAGACAGGGTACGCAACTCCCTTAGAGCCCGAATGGCCAAAGAGGAAGAAAGAAAATCCCCTTTCACATAGATCTTAGCCCCCTCTGCAGCTCGCATTAGAGCGAGAGCGTACTCTTGTAAAACAGGCACTCCTAAATTTAGGATGAGTTCACAGAGTCCTAGGGAGGACAGTAAGCGCTTGCGCGAATTAAGATCGCACTTCCATTTTGAACCAACTGTATCACAACTCATCGTCTTAAACGGGTCGCGAACAAACTTCCATCGGCCTGGCTCATACTCAATAGGAGATGATTGACACCAGGAGACAGTAGGGAGTGTGTAAGAAATTTTCTCTATCTTACACTCATGGCCAAACTCTAGGAAGGCAGGGATACAAGACTCAACAACAAGAGTCTCATTGGAACGTTCGACGATTAATAAACAATCATCACCATCATCTAGGATATCCCATACAATCCCGAGAGGTGTTACAAATGCGATGACCATTGTGATCATAATGACGCAATTGCCTAGAGCAGTATTCATATCACCCGACATACGCTTACCGCGTGTCACGTAGTAGAAACCACCCTGCGAATTGACCCGGTTAACCAACTGAGCATCAAGGAGCCTCTTAAAATGAGGGTCAGAGCAACATCTAAGATATACTGAATGCTCTATCTGCAACAACTCATATGAACAATGCTGGTCAAACCTTGACATGTCCAAACTGAGGATCACAGGATCCCTAAAGGCAGCTAACTTCTTCCTCAGAAGTTTAGCTCTCTCGATTTGGTTAAGACCTTTTCCAACCATTCTTGTAGTTGGCAAGCCAGTGCCATCTGCTCCCGTCAAGTTATAAAGATTGTGCTCAATAGGCTTCAAATAACGCGCTATATCCACACAATAACGAGAGTCCCTGAACTGAATAGCCC